CGTAACACAGCCTCAAGCAGCAATGGATGGCGCACACGGCTCATGCCTTCAACTGGCGCACCTTCTGCTGATCCGCCAAGACCAGGAATCTCGATCTTAAGACCAAGAAGCTTTAAGCCAAGCGCACGATCTTCGACCCAATCCTTGCGGCTATTGATGTCGGCTTCCACACCAGATAGAAGTTCGCTGGAGATTCTGTTAAGTTCCATCTCGTCAATTTGATCGACGAGGTTATCGAACCACTCTCCGCCTTTTTCTTCCCTGTCTGCATTTAATGGCTTCCCATCCAAAGAGATTGTGACCGACCCATCTGGGTGTTCAATCTTTAAAATATTGCCCGAATCATCAAATTGCGGCGCATCCGCATTGTCATCGGTAACTTCAACGATAAAATCAGACGGAGCAATAGCAGAATCATCTTGTGGGCCGTCTTGACGTATGGATGGTGATAAACCAGGTGTTAAAGGCATATTGTTTTCCTTACGGCTTCGTCCTTGGTTTCCATTTCATAGACAAAACGGCGAATACCCTCTTGAGCCGCCAATGTATCACTTTTTGCATCAATCGTATAGGTGCGAACAAAGTCATAAGGCTCCTCACCCCATACTTCCACGCGATAAAGATTCTCCCCTTTGGTGGCAGACTCGCGCAATATATCAACAATAGCCTTAGCTTTAACCACAGTTCTCTCCTTTTGGGGTAGTTTGGCAATAATAACAGAAAACTACGCTGGGTAAAGCGGTTCTATCTTATCGTTGTACAATTGAGGCACGTCATCATAGGCTTTGCTCTCGTCCACACGCTGCAACAGACCAATTTGACGCAAATGACGTATTGCCATGCTTACTGTATCGACCAAATCGTCATGCTTGGCTTTTGGGAAGGCAGCAACTTGGTCAATAACCATGCGTGACCATGCTTTATCAGGCGCATAAATCAATCCATCAGCAAATAAATGCTGAATGGAGTAGAGTCGGGCTAGTTTATCGGTTCCTTTAGGGTCATCTAGCTGCACAGCCCACTTTTCGTGGTTGTATAAACGCCGCAATTCTTGCGCCACGCTGTATCCAGCCGCTTTATTCTCGACTAAAACCTTATCTACCTTCAATTTTTTCATAGTTTCGGCAACTTTTGTCACCAATTCATGCAATTCAAGCTTGGCTTGCCATGCATACATCATCATAACCTTGGCATGACGTTCCCCAAAGAAGCGATTTACCTCTAATTGCTGTGTTACAAATGATCCGTCGCCATCTTCCATCAAAACATCGACCACAACGCCGTCACGAGTAATTTGTTTTGGTGCTGGAGCGGCGGTTTCTTGCGAAAATACGCCCCAAACTGTCATGGCGCTAAAGTCATTTTCCTGTTTTGTCGTGTATGCCGTATCCAAAGCAGCGACAATAAAGTCCATTGGAGGATATGCAGCCGCTTCCCACGGTTCCCACCATTCAACTTTGATTACACCACCGCCTTTAACTTCTGGACGCTGCTGTAATTGACCCGCTGTCGCCCAAGGACCAAGTTGTTTTTCTAGTGTCTGCACTTCCAACTCGCCAAATCGCTCTGGCCAAAGCAATTCATCTTCTTCTGTGCGAGGATCTTGCCATAAAACAGCCTCGCCATCGTCTGATTTATCGGCGGGAACAAGCACGGTATGAAAAGAACGATGCGGTTCATACTTCATTGGCAGCATTAAATGCGTCCAATTACCTACATCTTTCTCCAAGATATGACCCGTAAGGTCGTTTTCGGCGAGTCTTTGCTGGATGATGACGAAACAACCTGTTTTTGGGTCGTTGAGACGGGTTGAAAGGGCAGAATCCCACCATTCAATTGTTTCGTGGATTTTTGCTTCTGAGAATGCTTCCTGTGCTGCGTTAGGATCGTCAACGATGATGATTGATCCGCCTTCACCCGTAAGCGCAGAGCCAACCGATGTAGCAAGTCTCGAACCTCTTTTATCATTATCGAACCTTGTTTTAGTGTTTTGGTCCCCAACCAGATGAAAGCGTTCGCCCCAACGCTTCTGAAACCATTGAGATTCAATCAAGCGGCGACATTTTACCGAATCACGCAACGACAATTGTTGGGCATATGACGCTGTCAAAAACTGGACACCTGGCCCAGATGTTGGAGTTGGTGTTTGTTGCGTCCATGTCCACGCTGGAAAGGCACAAGAAACCAGTGATGACTTAGCGCAGCGAGGTGGGATGTTGATGATCAAGCGCCGAATGTGGCCGTCTGTGACCGCCATAAGGTGTTTAGCAACAGCCTCAATAGGCCAGCCAGGGGTAAAGGGTGAAGCGTCTAAATATTTCCATCCCCTGCGTAAAAAAGTGTACAGATCGTCTTCGCATTCTTGCCTATCCATCGCCAATAAATAATCTTGCGAATTAATCCGCTTGCCTTCGTGCTGTATAATGGCCATTAGACCCTAACCTTTGCAAAGGAAACGTATTTTTCGCCAGTCTTTTTATCCTGATAACAGTTAAATATAGCCATGTTTTTGTGGGCGGGGTTGTTTGAATAAATCAAATCCCCACCTGGTTCCTCATAGCAATACCCATAATGATTATCCATTTCCTTGCGGCGCAGATAACCATAAGTATAATGCCAACCTTGGCTAATAAACTTATCGTTTGAATAACTCACGCGATTTCTCCAGAACCTCATTGATGTGCTTATCCAAGTCTTCTTGTGTTATAGGCGTTAATTGCATCATGTTAGCACGAAACATATCTTTTAAAATCTTTATCTGATGGTGAGCCATTTGGATGTTGGCATCGTATACATCCCCCGCCTTGCGCCAGATGGCCTGAACCTCGGTTGGCAACTCTTCCCAAGCTGGCGGCTTAATGTCGATCAATTTGGTGTTTTCGCAATAAAGTGCGTACATATTTTTGGCTAATTCATCCATTGGTTTTTTCCCAGCTTTTGAGTTGATCTTGGGTAAGGACGTATGTTTTTCCATGTCCAAGATCGGAGATGTTTTCTGGTTTGGTAAAATTCTCTTTTTCAATCCAGCCAGGAAACGTGACAGTATTACCATCCAATATTGCCAAGACATATATATCAACATCTTGGTTTTCTTTCAATGTTTTAATAAGTCGGCCATTTTTGACCCTTGTTGTCTTTACATCAATTCTTTTACCCCGAATCATGCAGTCAAAACTTCCAGATCTGATTGAAAGATCTACGGACATGAAGATATTGTGATATTTGCAAAAAGCATATTCGCCAATCACGCCGTCTTGATCAATATCAAATTTTCCTTGTTTGCCCACTTGAGTGTCGGTAACAAAGTTAGATCGGCAAGCTATATGCCGCATATTACCTATCATTTGGCAGACAGCTAATTCGCTATCGGTCAACTGAACTGAGAACATTAGCCTTTTCCTTAATAGCTTCTACTTCTTCCTCAGAAAGATAGTAGCGCATGGTTATCTCAAATGAATTGACTAACTGTTTCCAGCTTTCTTCTTCGCCATCTGCCATGACGATCAATCCTTTGGAAATTCCCCTTACCAAGGATATGTAATCGGCAGCTAAAATATTCTGCACCAATTCATCAGTCGTGCTATGGCTAAGCTTTAGCGCATGTTTCATGCTGCACCTTCAAGCACCACAAAATCTTGTTTGCGGCGTTTGCCAGTAATGTTCACAGCAAAATATTGAAAACAATTTTTACCCTTACGTTTCTGCACAAGGGCAATCCTACCGCGATTCATTTCGTTCCAAAGGACATCGGCTGCGTTGCTGATATTGGAATTAAATTCACGCGCCTTTGCTAACTCACCATGGCAATAGCAATATACGCTTCCGTATTGCGCATTTTGCAACCACACAAGCACATCTTCAACTTTTGCACTAAATCCGACTGGGACAGTTGTTTCGTATTGGATGGACATATTTACCTCAGATTGATTTACGTTGTGAAAGTGGGTTGTAGGGTGGTTTGGAGGTTTTTTCATATTCTTTTATAATTTTTCGCAGACGTTCAATTTCATCAGCGGCAACATGGTTAACCAAACCAATCTCGCCATTGGGTAATTTCATAGAAACGTCAGCTTGCCGAAGGTGTTTGACAATATCGCTCATAATCCTTCACCTTCCTGAACATCTAACTCAATTTTCATGCAAGCGAGACGACCAGAATAATTGTGCATATCAGCAAAGTCTTTTGTCGAATGAATAGATGTGCCGTCTTCGTATACATTGATCCAAACAGTTTTCTTAATTCGTGGTTTTACTTCAACAAGGTCATAATCGGGAAAACTTGATATTCCATCAGCTCGCCAAGTTGTAATAAACCAACCATTTTCTCCTTTTATTGCGCCATGAACAGATGTTGTTTCAGTGCCATCAATCGCATAAATACGCACTTCACAACCATCTTTAGTTCGGTATTTTTTATTAAGATCAATCATTTTGGTCGCCCTTTATTAATTCACGCAGTTTCATAATTTCTTGTATAGCTTCATCAAACAGTTCTTCTGGTTGATAGTATTTTTTTGCATGGTCAAGCTTTACAATAATGTCACCATTATCACGTTCTTCTTTCATCATTTCTAATTCTTCTATGGTATAGTCAAATTTGAAATGATACGGATTGTGATCGGATAATTGCATCCATTCTTCTGATGTTTGCGGTTCATCAAAATATCTAACAGCCTTAGTTTCTTTGTTTATGTAGGAATACTTAAGCTTTGCATCTGGTTGAAATGCGTTTGGTAATCCCTGACCCTTATAACCAATGGCAGGGTCTTTATTTGGAATCATCTTACCCTTGCGTTCGGATGGTAAGATTAGATTATTGTTGTAGGTTATATCTCTTAAATCTCTAAGTCCCATAATGGCAAAAGCCATATGAATTGGTTTTTCTGGAGGAATAGGTTTTTTAACCCCAATCCAGATAAGAAACTTATGCCAAGAATTTTTGATTTGATTAAACATAAAAATCACCTCTAATGCTTAGATTAACACAAGCATTACAACAGTCAAATAAAAGTTGACAGAATAGTGTAATTTGTTGAGAAACTAAAGGGGTGGCTGGCTATCGGGGAACCAACCACCCAAGTTTGTAAGCACCACCACAATGCTTACTTACAGCCCGTTATCGACCATGCGCCTGGTTTGGATAACAGGTCTGGTGGCTAACCTGCACATCATCCTCTACATTGATGACATGCGCACATAACAAATCTACCATACCAGAGATAAGTGTCAACTCTTCTTTAGCAAAGCTTTATATTTCTCTTTTAGATCATTAATCTCATTTTCTAACTTTTCAATGTAATCCGCTGCTTCTAATAGAACATCAGGATCAGGAGGCACCTCACCCCATCCATAAGCGAACATATCTTCCGCACTTCCACGAAGGTATTTTTTAATATCTTTTTCCATCACTCATTCTCTTTCGGTGGTTTAGGTAAAGGCATCCAATGGGTCGGTTGAAACTCTGTATCTCCAGATAAAAACAAGCCGCCAACATT